CCAATCTACTTTCCAATCTAATCTAGGATAGTATATCATAGTTATATCACCATCATCTCTATGAATGTGTGGTTCAATACCATAAGTGTGTGCATTTAAATATACTCTCTCTAATTCTACTTCTACTGTTTTTTTTATTTTATACCAGATAGGTTCTATGAAATCAAAATTATTTTTATAACATTCATGCATATCATGTCCACAAAATACATGCCAATGTTTTTGAGTTCCATTTGGTTTACTATCATAGTCATACTTCCATGATACCTCTCTCATTTGCATATCAATCAGTTGTGCAACATGTTCTTCTAAAAAATTATCAAATACTTCTATCATATTTTTTTTCTAACTCACGCCACTGTTTTCTCATAGTTTGATATGTTTCATCTTTTGTAACTTTGTCTCTCATCTTTTTAAATATGGTTGCAGATATAGCCTTGTCACAAGTGAGTGCATCTTTCTCTTGTGGTTTTACATTTCCAAACTTATCATACTTTTTTCCGTCTCTATGATTTGCATATCTTCTTGCTCTTGTAAAACCCATTTCTAAAAACTTACGACACATATCCATACCTACAAAGTCTTCTTCTTTTTTATAATGTAAATACATGTGATATATTTGTCTTGAAGATTTTTCAGCAATCTTTGGTGTTCTAAACTTCCAATAGATACAAATATCATCTGTGTATGGTCTAACTAATAATACACCTTGTTCACCACGACCAATACGATATCTTGTATCATTTGGTTTGAAATCTAAATTTTTATAATCTAAATCATAATCAAATTCTATCATTACATCATTCCTGCCTCAAACGATTTCCATTGTATTGCATTTTTGATATCCCAACCTCTACTTGCAATAGATTTAAGTACACCATCTATATACTTAATTACAGTTTCTAGATATACTATTTTATTTTCTATTGCTATGATTTCTTCATCTGATTCTATGTAAACAGATAAATCTGATTTTAATACTTTTAAGTCAAAAGGTTTTGTTTCATAAATTTTTGCGTCTGCCTTTCCACCATAGTATTCCCATTTCTGTCTGTATAATATTTTGTAATCACTCTTTGCTTTATACATGAGTAATTCAAAGTTAGATTTAGTGTCTAGATATTTTGTGTATAATTCTTGATTCTTTAATGATTCTGTGTCAAGTCTTTCATCATTTACTTTCAAGTCTTTTGCGACTTGTTCTTTTAGTTCATCTAAAGTCATGGTCACTCCTTTACATAATGTTGTTCAATTATTTATAGTGAATGTATTTCGTATATTTTGTATTTGAATGTTATGTCTGCTGTAAGATAATCTACATCTGTTACATTTTGATTATAGTCTAAACTAGAAATAGATGTTGGAAAACAATCTGCAAATCTTACTTCTACAACAGGATTATTTTTATTAGTTAATATAGATAGTGTTGCATCACTAAACATAGACCTTTCAGCTGTTGCAGGTTTTACATCACCTATATCACTACTAGCTCCTTGTGATGTTACTTTTGTATTAGCGGTTGTTTCTCTGAATGATTTAAACTGACTTCTATCTTTTGGAAATCC